GCGATTAGCAATTCTGCCCAGTTTTCTACGATAAAATCTATCATGGTTTTTTTTATTTATTAAGTAACTTAGAAAGTCCTTGGTATATATCTATGCCGTCATCCGTCTTTAAGTAAGACCCTACCACATGGTAAGGATCCTCCCCGAAAGGAACGGTAAGCATTTTCTTTTTATTTCCTTTAAGGTTGAAGTATACATCCTTATTGTTATTGCGCAAAGATAAGAGCTTCTCATCGAAGAACTGTCTCACCTCGTCACCAAACTCTAAGTCTGGATCGTTTACTACCTCCATAAAATCTTCGGGGTTGTATTTAGCAAACAGTAAAATATCTCTTTTTAACTCAGGGGTACTTAACCTATCTATCGAACCGCCAAGAAGGATTCTACTTACAGATAAAAGCTTCTCGAAAGAAAGTTCTTTAGCTACAATCTGTGCGTTTAATTCCATCTCTAATATCTCCACATCTTCCGATGCGTCTCTTTCGTTATCCACCTCCTCGAAGACTCTGTCTCTGCTGGGGTGGTAGTATAAAAACTGCTGTAACACTTGGTTGGCTTTTTCCACAACCAACATACCGTCTTCAAAGACGATAGGTTCTAAGATAGCATTACCATCCTGTTCATCCACGAAGGGAGACTTTTGATTCCTTGCATAGCGAAGGGGGCGGTTAACGCCTGTATCTTCGTCGAAATAAAGTAAGGGGGATCTGCTGCTGTTATGTGAAGACAGCATATAGTTTAGAGGCGCAGAGTCATTCTTCAATCTGTACGCCTTAGCGGTAAATATTTCTTTTTTCATTTTATTAAATATTAAATTAAAGTTAAAAAAATAAGGGAGGAGTGATTCCCCTCCCCCATTTCAATCGTATTATATTATGCGTTCTGGAATAAGAAGAAGTTGTTTGCACCTAAAGTACATACACATCTCTCACTCAAGAAGTTAACCTCCATAGCATCCAAAGAAGATGTCTGTGCACCACCAGCAGAACCAGTGATCCAAGTCTTGTATCTTCTATCTTCAGTTTCTGAAGCTCTGTATCTAACGTGTAAGAATGGACGCTTAGCGTTCTTTCCTAAGACCTGGTCATATACAGTAGTAGAACCAGCTGGGACTAAAAGTCCGTTAACGGCTCCGCCTGTTAAACCACCTCTCATAGAAGCATCGTTAAGGTATTTCCAGTCTGTCTTATAGAAGTCGTAACCTCTACGGAAACCAGTGAACCCTAAGTTTAGAGCCATATCCTCGTCGTTATCGAAGAGTCCGTATGAAGTACCACCCGCTCCGTAAGAGTTTTGTGCAGCTAACATATCGTCCATATCGAAAGAGAACTGACGGTTTACAAAGAGAGCATTCTCCTCGATAGAACCTTGCTTGTCTAATCTCTGAATCACAGCATCGAAGTCCGCTAATGCAACTGGGTTACCCCCGCCGTATACGTTACCTCTATTCCCCACTGTGTAGAATACACCCTGAGAACCAGCGTTGATTACGCCAGCTGCAGCTACAGTAGTCGAAAGCGCTGCTTCAGCACCAGACCCACTTGCCGCAGGTACAGCCTCCACCATCGCAGTCTCCAAGTAGTCTTCGAAACGAAGTCTTGTGTCGTGCTCTGACTTTAGGTACCATAGGTATCCGTTAGCTCCATCTTCAGAAGTGATCTCGATCCATCCAATCTGAGCCATATCAGAACCAGAAACTTGGTACTTGTCCTTAATGATGATAGGCTTGTTAGAGAAGATAAAGTCATCAGACTCTAAAGAATCAACCATTCCAGATGTTCCTTTAGCAAACTCAGAACCATAAATAAATATAGTTAGTGTTGAAGGAGTAGCTGGAACTACAGATAAAGCTTCATAGAAAGAAACGTCTATAGTAGTTGCCGTTGGAACCGCCGTAACAACAGCCTTGTTGCTTAGGTTAGACCCCGCAGTGTTGTCTGAAATCATAATCGTTTGACCGATTCTAACCGCGACGTTACCGCCTGCTGAAACAGTACTCCCTCCCCCTACAATAGTTGGGTTAAGGTTATCATTAACAGTCAACGTACCAGTAGTAGCGCCTGTTGCTGCTAAAGTTACATTAGTGTATTTAATATGCAATCTTCCTTCCTCTGCCCATTTGATCATGTCAGAGTTAGAAGGCATTTCCGCTCCCACCATTCTTAGGAATGAAGAGATCGATCTATTACCGTAACGCTCAAATTCCTTCTCGTAAGTATCAGGAAGATACTGATTTAGGAAATCGAAGTTAGTAATATAGTTTGATGGCAGGGCCACTCGTTCCGCTGACGGAATTAAGTTGAACCCTGGCGTTGAATTTACAGCCATTTTTTCTTGTTTTTAATTTTTAAACTTTTTTTATACTTTTAATTCTGAGTCCACTTCCACTCGAGGTATCGCCAACCTGTCTGATCTTAAGACCATTCTTGTTAAACGATTGAGGGGCTTGACGTACCATATCGATGTTCTTTGATTTTTTAGATACATCATCTATAGCCTCGGCTTTACCTTGCTCATAAAAAAACTGGGCAAACTTATTAGGATTCATCGCTACAGACATAGCTCTGTGGTATCCCTCTGCGTCTTTCATCATTCCGCTTTCTGAATCTAAATAAGGTTTTACAAAATTATTTACATCCTTCTGCTTATTGAACAACTCTTTACCATCGCCTGGTTTAAAGGTATACTGCTTATCGTTGACGTTGAAATTAAAACCTTTAAAATCATCGTTGAGCACTTCATTGCTCTTGTCGACAAACCAGCTGTACCTCTTTTTCATTTGCTCCTCTCGAGTAGTTGATTCCTCAACATAACTCTTATAGCGATTAAACTCTTCAGTTTGCTCCTCTGAACTGAAACCCCCACTTGACTCAAGAGGGATCTTATACTGTTCTTGTTGCTCCTTGAAGAATTTCTTCGCTTTTACAAGTTCTCTTTTATGCGCTAACTTCTTTTTCTTAACATCCTTTTCTTCGTCCAGGTCTTCGTCGTATCCAAACTTATCTTCTATGATATCTTGAATATCGAATTCATCCAACCCTTCCTCAGTTTGGGAATAGTAGTTAGCTATTACGGTATCTCCATCCATGTCTTCGTAATTCTTTTGTAGTTTTACGTAGTCATCGAATCCTCTACCGGTTTCTTTTTTATACTTAAAGAACGCGGAGACATCCTCTGGTAACTCCTCGTTTGCTTTTGTTTGGGCAAACAACTCATCGACAGAATTTATCTCTTTATCATACCTGCTCTTGATATACTCAAGAACGTCTTCGTCTTTTAATCCTTCTACCTTCTCTGCTTCAGGTTCAGGCTGCACCTCTTCCGTGGTGTCTACCTTCTCTGCACCTTCCACGCTTTCAGTAGCGGTAAATTGCTCTTCGTGTTTCTGTAGTAGCTCCTCCTCCACTTGCGCGGTGGATTTCTGTTCTACTTCGTTAACTTCTTTAACAACAAATTTTGACTCTTCCATTTAATTTAATTTTTTACAAAGTTAGTGTATATATTCCTAATAACTTTAGCGTGGGTTAAACTCCGAAAAGTCAAACCCATCTAAGCTATCTTCATTCGATTCAAAGTTTACAGGAGCGGTATTGTTCTTCCGTTGTTGGATAAGTTTAGACTGCTCGGTATTTGCCTGGCTTATGCGCTCAGACTTACCCGTCTCACGAGACACTTCACGGGCATCTATCTGTGACTGCTCCACCCCCTTGAGCTGCATCTGATACTGAAACTCTACGGCCATAAGCTGTTGCTTAAGGGCCGCCTCGTTCTTCATCTTCTCGATCTCCATAGCCGCCCCCGCTTGTTGTAGTTGCATCTTAGCTTGCATATCCATTTGAGACTGTTGCATAGCAGCTTTCGCGGCCATCTGCTGTGACTGCTGGTTGACTTGAGCTTGCATCTGTTGCTTCTGCGCCTCCATCTGTTGTTGCTGCGCGGCCTTCTGCTTCCTCTTAACCTTTAAGAGCTGGTTAGCTAACTTAAGGTTTCTCATCTCACGTATATCTATAGCGTCTTCTAAGCTGATATCTTTCTGCGAAAGGGCCATCTGGATATTCGCTTCGAGTTGAGCTTTCTGCTCCTCGTCTGGAGACATCTCGATAAATATACCGAAGTCATATATATATAGGTTTTGTATCTCCTCTAAGATACGCAAGTTGTATTTCCCTACCTGCATAGCGAACTCATCGCGGAAGTCTGCGTACTGTAAGACGTCAGCTATACGAAGAGATAGAGCCTCTGCTATAGTTTTAGTAATGAATAAACTGGCCTGAAGGATATGTCGTGTAGCGGTGTTAGAGTTTAAGGCGGCTAACTTCTGCACCCCCACCAAAGAGTTAGGGTCAGGAGTGGATCCATCACGGGCCTCGTTAAGTCCTGTTACCCCACGTATCATATTTAGATAGTGATTGTAGTTCCCTATAAGCATCTGCATCTTGGAAGATCCGCTATTGGATGTTAACTGAGTAATAGGCACCTTAGCGTTATTGTACTCTCCGTCCTGGGTATAGCTCCTACCTATTACACTACCCGTTTGGAAATACAAACGTAAAGCGTCTTCTGGGTTGTAAGCATTCCCCGTCCCTAAGTCCACCTCGTTCAAACCATCGGCGTCGATAAAGACTCCGTCTGGAACTACCCTCGCAACAACCTGCTGGATCTTTAAGTGAGTCATCTGGATAAGATCCGCAAAAGGGATCATCCTTCTCACTAAAGACTCTACCACTCCTTTATACATCCTTGGGGCTGAAGCCACATAGTTGGCCATAGCAAATTGATTTGCTGAATTTGGCCTAACCATATTCTTCATCATGTCCCACTGTATAATAATATTGGTCCCCATTACCATGACGCCCTCATACCATACATCGATTCTTTTCTCTACTCTTTCAAACTCCCCCTCGTCCATCATCTCCTGTGGAGGGTCGAACTGGTCATCCTTCTCAACAGTTTTAAAACTGCCGTCACTCATCTTCTTCTTCTTGTATACAAAACTGTTTGTCGTCTTGTAGTTGAAGTAAAGGAGAGTACATGTGTCACGGGAAAACATACTGTTCTCATACATAGCCGCTACGTTATAGTAGTCGTA